TCCGCGCCGTGCTGGAAAACTACGGCCGCCAGGGGCTTACCGAGAACTGGGACTCGACCGATGCCACGCGCGCCGTGCTCGAGAGCCGCGAAAACCCCGTCTACAACATGTCCAACCTGATCACGACGCTGGAATTCCACGGCAACGTGCAAGGGCGGATGCTGCTCGAGTACGGCTTCTCGCCACGCGAGATCCCCGACGATCTCAAGGACTACGCTATCCAGGCGTGGCTGGTCGGGCAGTATCTCATCAAGGTGCAGCTCTCGCCCAGTCCGCGCCGCCGGCACCCGTTTCATATCACGAGCTTCGAGAAAGTGCCTTCCACGCCGGTCGGCAACGGCGTCCCCGATATTATTTCTGATCTTCAGGAAGTGGCCAACGCCTCGCTTAGATCTGTCGTCAACAACATGTCGATCAGCTCGGGCCCACAGGTCGTGATCAACGAAGATCGCCTGTCGGGCCAGGAGAATTCCGACGAGCTCTACCCGTGGAAGCGCTGGCGTACGACCAACCCCAGTGTGGCGGGATCGACCGAGAAGGCGATCGACTTCTTCCAGCCGACGTCCAACGCGCAGGAGCACCTGGGGGTGTTCAATGCCTTCTACGGTCTTGCGGACGACATGTCGGCGATCCCGAAATATCTCTCGGGTAACTCGCCGGGCGGCGGTGCAGGCCGCACTGCTTCGGGGTTGGCCATGCTTATGGGCAACGCGTCGAAAATTCTTCAAACCGTCTGCGCCAACATCGACAACGACGTGATGAGCCCGCTGCTGCGAAGTCTGCTCGACCTCGTGCTGATGTCGGACACGTCGGGGCTGCTCACCGGCGAAGAAGAAGTCATGCCCAAGGGTGTGGTCGTCGCCGTGCAGCGCGAGACCATGCGTCAGCGGCAATTGGAGTTCCTGCAGCTCACCAACAACCCGACTGACCTGCAAATTATGGGGCCAAAACGCCGCGCCAACGTTCTCAGGGCCGTCTCGACGGGCATTGGCCTGGACGGTGAGGAGGTCGTGCCGTCGAAGGAAGAGCTTGACGAGCAGGAGAGCCAGGCCAAGAAACTGGCTCAGATGCAGGGCATGCCGGGGGCGGCCATGCAGCCGCCGCCTCCACCCGGTGCGGGGCCGCGCAAACCCGGCGGCACCGGGCCGCCGCCCAAGGGACCACAAGGGGGACCGCAGGCCAACGTCGTCAGCCCGCGCATGGCGGGCACGGCACCCGGCTAGATCTCGTTCAGTGAAGGAGAATTGCGATGGAGAAGTCCTCGAAGAGCAAGAAGGCCAACTGGGGCAGCCTGGGTGGCAACACCAAGATGCACGGCTTCGCGCCGACCGGCACGCAGGTGCCTGATCGGTCCTCGCAGGAAGGCCACTCGGGCTCGCGGCGTGGCATCGAGGCCAAGGGCGGCAACAACAAGGCGTTCTACTCGGCCGGTGCCAAGAACACCGACTATGCGGGCTGCCAGAAGCCGGGGGTCTCGGCGGCTACCAAAGAAGGCGGAAATTCCAAGTTCGCCGAGGGTGGTTCGACCAAGATGTTCGGCAACAGGGGGTCGTTGCGTGCCGAGGGCGGCAAGTCCTCACCGTAGTTACCCGAAGGAGTAACATGCCCAAGTTCGGCAACAGCCGGGCCAAGATCCCCAAGCCGGTCGGCAAAAACCGGGTCGACATGCTGCCGTCGCGCAAGGCGCTGAAGGAATTGGCCTTCGGCGACCCGATGCAGCGTTCGATGGGTAATTACGCCAAACTCACGCCGTCGGGGTCAGGTGCGCTCAAGACCTACGGCAGTATCATCGACATGGGGGATTACGGCCCGTCGCTGGTGCCGCGCAAGCGATGAGCGATCCGATGGTGAGTGTTGTGATGGCGGCCGCTGACCTCAAGGTCGTGGCCCCCCAGGAATACGAGAAGCTGGTTGCGGCGGTGAGGGTTTTAGAGGAGCGTTGCCGGGACGATCTGTCTGCCGCCGAGCCCCACGTTATTTTTCCGGCCCAAGGGAAGGCGCAGTTAGTTACTCAGCTTCGACAGAAGCTGGAGACCTGCCTCGAACTTCGGGCCAAATACGAAGCGAGGAAATAATGGCCCTGCCCACTACAGTCGCGGAAATCCGCGCCAAGCAGCTCCCCCAGGGAGCCGTAGACCCTAACGTGAAAATTCCCAAATCGGTGCTCGAGGCCGGCCAGCGATCGGAGGCCATCCAGCGGGCGGTTGCCGGTGAAGCTGAGCCTTCGGTGGCTGCCCAGGTTGAGGGCCAGGTCGAAAATGGAGCCCAAAACCCCCCAGATGGGTCCCAACCTCCCGTACAGGTCGAAAATCAGCCCGTACAGCCTCCTCCGGCCGAACCTCCTGTAGCACCGCCACTTGAAGACGAAGCCTCCTGGGAGCGCAAATTCAAGTCCCTGCAGGGCCGTCACGACGCCGACCAGCGGCGCGCCAACGACATGATCACCCAACTGAGCAACCGGCTCGACCAGATGGAGCGCGAGAACAACCTCCTGCGCACGGGCCCGCCGGCTGGCCAGCCTAACGGCCATGCCGCGCCACCCTCGCTCAGCGAGCAGGAAATCGCCGACTACGGCCCTGAATTCGTCGACGTGATGCGCCGGGTCGCCGCCGAGACGGCGGGCCCGCTACAGGCCGAGATCCAGAACCTGCGCGGCCAGCTGGGTCACGTCCAGCAGGAAACGGGTAATGCGTTCCTGGCGCGGATGAACACCTCGATCGCCAGCGTCGTGCCGAACTGGGCCGAGCTCAACAAGCATCCGAGCTTTGTTCAGTGGTCGCAGTTGCCGGATATATTTTCCGGTGCTATTCGTAAGACGCTAATGCAAGACGCGTGGAACGCCGGTGATCCCTACAGGGTAGCCGCCTTTTTCCAGGCTTTCCTTGCAGAGGAGGCTGCTACGAACCCGCCAGGGCAAGTTCAGCCGAGGACGCCACCTCCGTCACGCTTGGTTGTATCGGACACACCGGACAACCCCCTGACCCCAGGAGCGCCCTTGGATCTGACTTCACTGGCCGCTCCGGGCAGAGCCCACTCGGCCGGAGGTGCTCCCGCCGAGAAGCCGGTCTACACCGCCGCTGAGATCACTCGGTTCTACACCGACGTGTCCCAAGGGCGATGGCGCGGTCGGGAGCAGCAGCAACAGGCAATCGACCGAGACATCATCCTGGCTCAGCGCGAGGGTCGCATCATTCCTAACCCACGCAGCCAGCTGCCCAGGGACCAATTCACGCGGTGAACCCTGGGGGGCTAAACCCCAGGAGCACCCATGCTTCGGCCGTTCATCCCGTACGCCAATCTCACCCATCCGTTGGCTCCGGCCGGGATGGGCTTCGAGCTCAACCCCGGCGAACTCCCCAAGACCACGGCGTTCGCCATGGGGCTTGCCGGTGCCGGCACGACCCCGCCGATCTTCCCGACCGGTTCGGCGCAACCTAACCCGGCCTACTCGGGCACGTTCATCCCCGAAATCTGGTCGGGCAAGCTGATCGAGAAGTTCTATGCCAGCACTGTGCTGGCAGCGATCAGCAACACCGACTACGAAGGCGAGATCCGCAATCAGGGCGACAAGGTGCATATCCGCACCAAGCCCACGATCACCATCCGTGACTACCTCGTTGGCGGAAATCTCACCGTCGAGCGGCCGGCCTCGAACATCGTCGATCTCAACATCGACAAGGGCAAGTACTTCAACGAGATCCTCGACGACGTCATGGAGATCCAGTCCGACATCAACCTGATGGGGATCTGGTCCGACGACGCCGCGCAGCAGATGAAGATCGTCATTGATACCGACGTGCTGCTGGGCATTCTAAGCCTTGGTGACGCCTTTAACCGGGGCCTCACCGCCGGCAAGATCACCGGCAACATCAACCTCGGAGTTACTGGCACGCCGCTGCCGGCGATCGCCGTACATCCGGCGACGCCGGTGGTCGGCCAGGTGACGATCCTGCAGGTGATCCTGCGCCTGGGTCAGGCACTCGACGAGCAGAACATCCCTGAGCAGGGCCGCTGGGTCGTCATTCCGACCTGGGCCGCCAACATGATCAAGCAGACCGAGCTGCGTCAGGCCTACCTGTCGGGCGACGACGTCTCGATGCTGCGCAACGGTCGCCTCGGCATGATCGACCGCTTCACCCTCTACGTCTCCAACCTGCTGCCCAAGGGCCCCATCACGGGTCCGCCGGCGCTGGCGGCCGGTGAGTGGGTGATCTACGCCGGTCACGCGCATGGGCTCACCTTTGCATCGCAGGTCTCCAAGGTCGAGACGCTGCGGTCGGAGTTCACCTTCGGCACGTTGCTGCGCGGTCTGCAGATCTACGGCTACAAGGTGGTCGATGGCATTGCGCTGGCACAGGCGGTGGTTACGGAAGCTGTCGTCCCCTAAGGCTCGTGATCACGGTG